GTCACTTCTAGCATATTTTTTCTTATGCTGTTTACCTGGAACGAAATTGCGTTGGAAGTCAATATCGTGTTTTTCCAACCATTCGATTTTTTGTTTAGAGATTGCTTCATATCGTTTCTCACTCGCTGTGGACGATAGAATTTGAGTTGGTGGCAATGCATTACGTAATGCCATAATCAACTGCATAGCGTCAGGCATCATTTCCAATGTTGCAAAGTTGTTGCCAGCAATAAACTCATCAAAAAATTTATCAAACTCTCTGTTGTTTCTCGCTTCAGAAGGATAAATGTTAAACAATTCTTTATAACGTTTTTCAAAATTGGCAATCACACCATCCATGTCCAGATAGATACAACTAATTCTACGCATAGTCTCTCAAACTTTCTTTTAAAATGTTTTTGAATTTTTGTTTATCGTAATGTATAAACGGTGTGTATTTTTCAATTTTTCTTTTGTATGTTGGCCAAACAACATCGTCTGTTATTTTTTTAGACCACATCGGTAAGAAATTCATAATATCATTCAATATACAAACCGTTTCGATACTTACATTACCATAAGTCATTTCTTTCAACAATAATGGATATTGTCCATCTTCAACCATCAACATTTCATTTGGTGATTGTGTTGCGTTAAGTAGTCCTATTATATCTTGTTCAAAACGGTAAGTCAAGCTCTGGTTTCTTTTTTGCCATTTCTTGTAATTTTCTTCACCGTCATTACCAGATATATCGCCTACCCAATTCACATTAGTTTCCAAAAAGTTGGCAATATAAAAAGACTTCAAATCATCTATGTTATACTTACGTGATAGTTTGTAAAAGGAATACTTTGCTTTATTGTTTGCAAAGTTGTCCTTTGATACGTTGGTCTTTCCGTTATAACGAAAAAAATCGTAAGAATCAGAAGTAAAATGAAGTTTAATGCTTTGATAGAGGGCATATGCTTCGAATCCTGTTGTTTCTGTCACACTACAAATCCTTGATTAAAATTATTTTTTTATTTTCACCTGTTGGTTTAACAAATAATTCTTTCAGTTCTTCACCTGTGTGCCATTTCATAGAAGATGATTTGTGTGCAGGTAGTCCAGCAGTTTCACCGATTTGTTTCCAATTATCGGCTAGATATACTGCACCATTTTTACCTGCACCTACAAAGGTAATTATACACTTAAGTTCATTACCATATTTTTCTTTCCATGCATCTGGTGCTTTTTGTCTAAGTTGTTTTAATACTTGTGTGCCAGCATTTTTGATTCTTTTACTGAAACAGAAACGCCAGTTATTGGCAATACTATTGAAAGCTACTTTGTATTCTTGCTTAGACATTCCAAGATGCCTTAATATATCTTTTGGTGGTGGATACACAGAAGAACCTAATCCAATCATACCAATACATTCAGGTAGAATCATATCTTCCTCTTGGTAATATATCAACCAATCTATTCTCCTACCAACGGATGAGTTTGTCGGCACATATGAATGATTGTTTTCAATGATGTTTTTCACCAGTTCTTTTTGTTCTGGTGTTTTGACCTGTGTCAATTCAATCATATTGGCAATTTAGAACTTTTCTTTAATAGATTTAAGTCTTGTGCTTCCTCTCTAATCTTGGCCTTTAAGGCACTTGATACTAGAGAAGATGCAACATCTAGTTCCATACCAGTTTCTTCACAATGATAAATGATTGCTTCCATGTGAGAACATTCCAGTTCTGCACTTTTTTTACCAATCATTTCACTAAATTCATTAATCTCTGTTTTTGTCGGCACGTTCAAGCTTTCGTATAAAAAATATGGTTTCCAATTGTTCTCACAGGTCGAATGTTTGACCAACCTGGATGAACATATGTTGCATGGTAAAACATTGCACGTGCCTTGGCAAGCTCTCTGTGTAATACGGATTCTCTGATTGCTCTTTTGGCAATATACAAACATTCTTCCCAAGCATATTGGTTTCTTACTGGACCAACTTTTTCACAAGTCCATGTAAATTGGCATGTTTGACCGGTCTTTTGGTAAACAACACCACAAAAATCTTTTGGAAATGGTCCGCCATGATTTGCACGATTGATTGTAACCTGTGCTACGGCCAATTTTCCTTCATGTGGTTCCATTGCAGCCTCATAGTAAATGTTTTTGGCCATGCAAAGGATTTGTTGATTTATATCAGCACTAACTTGTTGTTGTAAATCTGGTTGTGCTTGATATGCCTTTAGAGGCAAAAATAAAATAGATAAAGCTAAAATTAAAGTTGATAAAAACTTCATTAGTTCTCCTTGTGTGTGTAAAGGGGCCTAAGCCCCTAACCCTCAGGTAGATTTCTTTGTAGACAGAACTTTTGTGGTTGGTTCTGGTGATTGAATATTAGAAACGAAGCCGTTTAGTGTTTGGGCTTTGTTGATAATATCTTGTTCTGAGGGGATTGCTGGCAAAGCCGGATGTTCAGGTGGTGTTTCACCTTTGGCCTTTGCAGTATCGCATTTGATGTTCCAGTCTTGTGAAAGACGGTCTCTTTCTGCGTTGTATGAATCATATAACATGTCTCTCGCCATTTTTAATAGTTCAAGACGGATCTCAAAAGGTGTCATGTTTGACATAGTTTTCTCCTAATTGTGTTGTGTGTAAGTGTAATGATGATTTATTTGTGGGTTTCATCAAACCCATATACTTATTTATGAAACTCCACACCGTCATATTCTGGAATACCCAGAATTGACCTTGATACATCAAGAATGTATATCAATCTTCGTTGTTTCGATTTGTTGTATGCACTATGCATTTGTCCATTGTCAAAACCAAATAGGTCTGACCAGTCTACTTTTGTGGTAATAACCTCGAAGCATACATCACCTTCTGGAACAATTAAAGGTATGTGTATACGAATGGTTTTGTGTGATGAGTTTTCAATATCAGCGTGAGGTTCAATCACACCACCAGCATCCAAAATGCTGTAACCACTACAACCATATTTTGGTGTGAAATATTTTTTTGTTAATGCTGATGCTGTAGGGAAAAGACTTTGTATTTTTTCTTCTAAGAAGAAGTTATATTCAACATTTTGTTCGGGATAACAATAACGTAATCCTTCAACTTTCCACATTTGCTTTTCGGATTCATTTAGTGTTGTGTATGGATTAGCAGCGGCATAAGAAATACCACCTTTGAATGTGGTAAAAAAATCTGTATGATGTGCCAAAAATTCTTCACGCAATTTTGGTGCTAATTCCATCAATTCATCAGCAATTTTTATTTCATTTCTATACCAAATAGACTGCATTACTCCTCCAAATTAATGGTGGGTATTCTGTTACGAGGAACCCACCGAACCCTAGTCAGCGTTTAGGCTGCCAATGCGAACTTTTCATCGTTTGCGTTTACTTTGATTTAGTTTTTACGACTATCTGTGTCGGGTAGCCAATTAATTTACTAATTTGTCAATCGAAACTGGTTCATCCCCATCAAAAGAACTCTTTAGTATAGTCTATAGCACTTGTCTGTCTCTATACAGGGTGAAGAATTCTTTTGGTGGAGATGGCCGGTGCTGCCCCGGCGTCTTGCCAACTTTTCAAAAAATCAGTTTACTACCATTTTACAAATCCGGATAAATTCTTTTATGTGTTCATCATCCAGGTTATTCTTTAACCAATTTGCGGATACACTAATGTATCTGACATTGCCTTTCACATATCCTTTGGAACTATCAATTCTATCCAGTGACGCTTGATAATTTTTATTATAACTAGATTCTAAAATTAAGTCAACCTTTGTGATGGCACATTTACCGTTTTGTTTTTCCCAAAGTTCTTTGAGATATGGTAAATCCAAATTAAAATCACCTTTTGGATTCCCACCTTTATTAGTTCTTGTTCTACAACTTTTTAATAGTGTTCTGAAAGGACTATATTCATCCTTTCTATTACCAGCCAAACTTCTGGCCATTTTCTTGTTTTCTTCACTATGCACCCAAACACCCAACTTTTCTTCTCTTGTGTGTTTTGCATGGCAAGATAGTGAACAGTAAAGGCGTCTACCTTTCTTTTCAGCCGCTTTTACATATCTTGTTTCTTTTTCAAATTGTTTTTCGCAACCATCACAACAAATCAAGGAATAACTTCTCATATACACCTCCACTTTTATTTAGTGGAGTTGAAGATTACAGAATACGTTTCTAGTTGCTTCATACAACCATAATCACTCATAGGGTTTCAAAAAATCGTCACCCTCTGAATCTTTTTCAAAATTATTCCAATCATAGTTTACCAACTTATAAATCCAATAAGCGTGTAAACCTACAACAATAACAAGTAAAAATAATTTATCCATAATTGTATTATACACCAATTTATTTAGTTTGTCAACTGTTTTTGTGGTAATAATCAATAGCTCTAACTAAACCTTCAATGTGGTCGTGTGTCTTTTCTTTGAAAACAACTGGTGGTGCATTGTCCACAGCCATAATAATCACCAAATCATTGATTGGTTGACCAACCAGTTCTTCATACATCAATGCATATGCAGTAGTTTGCCAGAAATAATCCAAGATATCTTCACGGTTCTTAACCTTCTTCGATGTTTTAAAGTCAATCACCGATAAGACACCTTCATACTCACCAATACAGTCTACACGACCTGCCAATCCTAGTTGTGAGGACCACAATCCAACC